AAAAACCTGTAAAAAAGACTGCAACCAAAAAAACCACTACAAAAAAGGCAGAAACAAAAGCAGCACCGAAAAAAAGAGGTAGGCCAAAAAAAAGTAGTTGATGGATATATCTTTAATCGACCAAATCAAAAAAAAGATTGAACTTAGGGAATCTCAGATACAAGAAACCTTAATGTCGGGTAGTTTAAAAGATATGGAACATTATAAATATTTGCAAGGAGAACTTAATGCTTTATACTTTATTGCAAATGAGATTAGTGATTTAGCAAAAGAACTTTAATGTCAAAAATAATTAACCCAAACGCAGCAACAAAAGTAGCAGAGGCTTATGTAGAGCCTAATGAAAGGGTCTTGGATCCTGAAAAATTAGATGCCTCGATACTTGAACGTATGCCACAACCTACAGGTTGGCGTTTATTGGTTTTGCCCTACGCTGGCAAAGTAAAAACAAAAGGCGGAATAGTCTTAGCTAAAGAAACTAAAGACCGTGAGGCACTAGCAACAGTAGTAGCTTATGTAGTCAAGATGGGACCACAATGTTATAACGATACAGCTAGGTTTGGAGATAAACCGTGGTGTGAAGAAAAACAATGGGTTTTAATAGGGCGCTACTCTGGCTCTAGGTTTAAACTTGAGGAAGGTGCAGAAGTAAGAATCATCAACGATGATGAAGTGATAGCCACAATTCTCGATCCAGATGATATAGTAAGCTTATGACAGTCGAAAACGATGACAACATAACTCAGCCAGAGGTTGAGGAGATTGAAATAGAAGTTGCTGATACCGATGCTACGGAAGAAGTAACTGCCTCTAATGATGAAGAATTAGAGAATTACACCAAAAATGTTTCTAAAAGGATAAATAAACTTAACGCTAGAAACAGAGAAACAGAAGAAAGAGCAGCGCAACTTGAGGCAGCTTTACGACAAAGAGAGCAAGAGGTAAATAGTTATTACCAACAAGCAGCTCAAGCGCAAAGAACGTTACTAGAAAAAGAAGAAGAAAACGTACAAGCCAAAGAAAGAGAGGCTAACGATCTTTATGAAAAAGCGGTTAGCTCTGGCGATGCGTCTTTGATGTCGAAAGCTGACACTTTGAAAAGTGAGGTAGCTTTACAAAAAGAAAAAGTAAGGCTTGCTAAACAAAAACAAGAACAGATAGCAGACACAAGCTCTGCTCAAAACGTTGTGGCACAACCTGAGCAACAACCGCAACAAATGCAAACAGTACAACCAACAAAAGAGGCCCTAGCTTGGGCGTCTAAAAATCCATGGTTTAATGAAGATGTAGAGGCTACTGCTTGGGCGCAACACGTCCACAACACCTTAGCCTACGAGGGTTACGATTTAGACTCTGATGATTACTACAATGAGCTAAACAACAGAATTTATAAAGTTTATCCAGATCTTAGATCTGATAATGTCGAGCAAAATGAGGACCGACCCGCTGTGCAAAGAGTCGCCTCAGCTGCCGTAGGTAGTCGACAAAAAACACAAGGCAAAGAGAACGGCGTACGTTTTAGTAAATCCGAAGTCGAAACTCTACAAGGATTGAAACCACACGGCATGTCAGATGAGGCGTGGTTGAAATCTGTCGCTAAAGAAAAACAAAAACTAGCAACTAGGGAGGCAAAATGACAGAAGAAAATAGCGAAAACGTACATTCCAGAATATCCCGTGAGTCCGAGTCTCACGATAAAAATTCTCGTAGACAACCTTGGAGACCGGTAAGAAAACTAGAAACTCCACCCCCACCAGAAGGTTACGAATATCGTTGGATAAGAGAATCAATGTTGGGTCAGGAGGATAGAGCAAACGTAGCAAGAAGAGTTAGGGAAGGTTGGGAACTCGTAAGAGGATCCGATTTACCTGATGAATATGCTTATCCGATTGCCGAATCTGGTAGACATGCTGGTTTAGTTTATAGCGAAGGACTTTTATTGGCGAAGATACCTGTCGAGACTCGACAAGAACGAAACAGTTATTACGAGGATCAAACTGTCAGAAAAAAAGAGGCGTTGGATAACAATATGTTTAACGATGCCAGAAAAGATGGCAGATACGTCAAGTACGACTCCGATAGAAAGTCTAATGTTACTTTTGGGAAAAAGTAATAAATATTAATAGGAGTAAATCTTATGGCGAATAAAGATGCCGCATTTGGTTTAAAACCTGTTCGTATGATGGGCGGAGCACCATACTCTGGAGGACAATCCAGATATAGAATAGCTAGTGGCGCCACAACACCAATATTTCAAGGCGATTTAGTTACACAACTAACAGCTGGGGTGTTGGGACGACATACAGCCACCGGAACCGTTCCAATTGTTGGAGTGTTTAACGGAGTTCAGTACACTGACCCCACTACAGGCGAGCAAGTTTTTAACAACTATTATCCTGGTAGTATTTCTGCCTCGGATATAATCGCAAGCGTAATCGACGATCCTAATGTCGTTTTTGAAGTACAAGCAGACGCAGCCATGCCTGTTGCTGACTTGTTTGGAAACTTTGACATTGTTGATGGATCACCGGTTGGCGATACTAAGTCTGGAAGATCTAACTTAGAGCTTGATGTAACGACAGGAGCTACAACTGCTACATTACCTCTAAAAGCGTTAGATATTTCTCAGGATCCCGATAACGACGACGTAGCATCAGCAAACACCAATGTTTTATGTGTGATTCAAAACCACATCATGGGACAAAAAGGTGCTGGTTTAGCATAAGGAGTTAATACATGGCAATTTCAAGAGCACAATTAGCGAAAGAGCTAGAGCCTGGTCTAAACGCACTTTTCGGAATGTCCTATGATTCTTACGATCAAGAGTATGAAGATATCTTTGTGATCGAGGACTCAAACAGGGCGTTTGAAGAAGAGGTGCTTATCACAGGTTTTGGCGGAGCACCCGTCAAGTCAGAGGGTCAAGGCGTTGAATTTGACAATGCCTCAGAAAGTTTTAGCGCAAGATACACGCACGATACTGTTGCGTTAGCGTTTGCGCTTACAGAAGAGGCGGTTGAAGACAACCTGTACGATTCTCTTGGTAAGAGATATGTTAAAGCTTTAGCAAAATCTATGGCTAACACCAAAGAGGTTAAAGGAGCTGACGTATTGAACAACGCTTTCTCATCTAGTTTTACAGGTGGTGATGGCGTATCTCTAGTAAACACTGCTCACCCACTTGCAGGTGGAGGAACAGCTGCTAACAGAGCAACTACGATGGCAGATTTGAACGAGGCGTCTTTAGAAGATGCTTTGATCGACATATCTACTTTTACAGATGACAGAGGTTTAACTATCAGCGTCACTGCGGACAAATTAATAATTCCTCCGCAACTTGTATTCGTCGCTGACAGAATATTAAACTCTCAACAAAGATCTGGGACTGCTGATAATGATATCAACGCGATCAGAAACACAGGTGTATTGCCTGGTGGTTATGCGGTGAATCATTACCTAACAGATCCAGACGCTTTCTTTATCTTAACGTCAGTTAATGCTATGGGAGAAGGTCTAAAAATGTTCCAAAGATCTCCAATGGAGACTTCTATGGAGCCAGACTTTTCTACAGGCAACATCAGATACAAAGCTAGAGAAAGATATTCGTTTGGTTTCTCTGATTGGAGAGGAATCTACGGATCTCAAGGCGCGTAATTTGAAGTCGTAACACACTTTATTACTCAGTGTTACAAAGGGCCCGAAAGGGCCCTTTTTTTATGTCTAAAATCTTTAATATTTATTGTTGTAAATAGTTGTAATAATTTGCAAATATCTGTATTATGTCTATGTGAGACATTCAATTAACCAAACCAAGGAGGATAAAAATGGAATCACTAGAAACTGTTAAAAAAACTGATTGCTACAATGAAAGAAAAGCATACAGTGAAAAACATCCAGAGGACAAAAGACATAATGAGTTTACTGACCTCATTGATGAATTTATTAAAGTAGCTTTACACATGAAACTGATCCACGATAAAAATATAAAAAGATCAAGAAAACTTGAATTTAATGATTATGTTGAAATTTATGGTTTGAACTATGACGGTACCGGCATTATGCAGCAAGCCGGCCCTCCTTTTGTTCAGTGGAGAGATGAAGAAAAAACACATTACCAAATTTCTTACGGAAGACTTTTAAAAGATGTTTTTAAGGCAATCTTTGAACACAACATCTCATACGACGAGATAGTGCCGGTCGTTGAGGAAAGAGATATGTGGTGGCATTGTTAATTAAGGAGGATAAATGATCACAGTTTTTCATACTAAAAAATTTTATTACCACAAGGAGGGTTACACCAAAGTCGCCACTGTTGATACTGATAGTGTTGCTGAGGCTTTTAGGCTAACTCAAAACATAGATGGATCTTGGTCGCAAGGTCCTGAATTATCTTACAAAGGCAAAACTTACGCCAACAAAGATTTTTCAGACAAGGTGACGGTCCTTACAGATCTTAAAACTCATAACGGTGAAGTGGTAGGACTAAGATCAACTTCTAGCGGTGACGTCTTGTTTGACGGCAAGAAGTATTGGTTTTTAGTTCCGTCCTACGCTGACAGAAAAGCCACAGAAAGTTATAAGACAGAAGGTCAAACGGTGGCCATCGACAATTTTGATATTGACGGTTTTGAATACGACGATAAGGAGGTAGCGTAATGAAAAACTTAAAACCTAAAATTGAAAAAGTTTTGGTCA